TACAGGATCGCGTCCATGACGATATCCATGGTCCGCACGCGGGTGACGAACGCCCATTTCGCATCGGCCGACAAGGTGCGGTTGCCCCACAGGCGGTAGCCGTCGTCGCGAATGATGGTCGCGATATTTGCGTTATTGAGCAGGTTGGCCCGGCAGGTTTCGTCACCGTCGAGGAATTCAATCGGGCGACTGGTGCCGGTGATGCCGACGAACTCCTTGTTCGACGGCGAGGCCCAAAAGCCGTACTCCGAATCAGTCCAGGCGAACAGGCCGGCCACATAGGCCGAGCCAGGCGCGTCGACCGTGGCGTTTGCAGTGGTGTCCCAATACTGCACGCCCGGGTCGACCATGTAGGCGCGCTTGGCGCCGAACTCGCCGGCGTAGGCCATGGCGGCCTCGTCGGTGGTGTTGGGGCCGTCGATGATGGCGATTGCGCGCAGCTTGTCAGCCAACGCCACCAGGGCGGTACCGACCGCCTGGGTCGCGCTGTGCTTGGGCGTCACCAGCAGTCGCGGCTGAGCGTTGAAACGGCTCTTGCCGTCGAGCAGCGCCTGCAGGCCGGTACGCGTGCCGCCCAGCAACGTGCCGCCGATGATCGCCGAGGTCTGCTCGGCCGCGTCCTCAAGTTTGGCCACGCCGCACGCGACAATGACCGCCTTGGCGCGGGTGTAGATGGCTTGGCAGGCCTTGGTGATCGCCGAGTCAGCGCCGAACGCGGCAATGGCCTCACGCTCGCTGGTGATCAGCACCAGGTCATTCGGCTGCGCAGTGAGTGCCGGCGCCGGGGTGAAGGTGTCGACCAAACCAATGATCGAGGACGAAGGCAGGGCAATGGTGCGCGCGCCGGTATCGACGTTCGTTACGGTAACGCCGTGAAAGAAGCCAGACATAGACTCTCCAGATATGAAAAGGCCCCGCGTCAGCGAGGCCATAGGGATACAGCGGAAAAGAAAACGCCCCGTCAGGGCGGGGCGTTATTGGGATTGGTCAGCGATCCAGGGTGGGGCGACCGGCCTGTGCTCGAGCACGGGGAATTGATCTGACTGGGGCCAGTCGCGCAGATCCTGCAGGTAGCTCAGCAGCTCGCCGAACTGCTCCCCGTCAAGCGTGGTTTCGCGCTGCAGATCCTGCTCGTCGCGGTGACGCTCGCGCAGCCATTGCACGGCCTTCAACTGGGCATCGCGCCATAGCCGCTCCTTGTCGGCCAGCTCGCCGACTGTAGGCGGGGGCGGGTCGGTCAGAAACGGCAGACCGTTTTCGTCATGGCTGCGCACCTTGCCCGGCTCGGGATTACCGATCACCGATACAAAGACCGCTTCCGAGATTTCAACGGCGTCAGCTGGAATGTCCAAGTGAATACCATCCAGATAGCAGAACCCGGTGCTCTGGCTATACAGTCTTTTCATTTCAATACCCAATCGCGAAATATGAGTTTGTCTGCGCGGCGGAGTTGGCACTCATGAACGTGGACTCCGTGGCCGAGAAAAACTCAGCTGCTTCAAACGCCGAGGACAGGTTGGCCCATGGCGAACCCACCATGCACAAGAACTTATTAGGGAACGGAATCACAAAGCTTTTCTGAGTGCCCGCAACTGCAGACGACGGCACCGTGCCCCATTGAAAAACAAAGCTGCCTAACCAGCTTGGCAAAATCAGGTAGCCGTTTGGCGTCCAACTGGCGGCGAAGCCAAAGCGCAGGCGCCGAGGTGTTACCACCGCAGTCTCGCTGACTCCCTGCTCCACTTCGGCTTGCGAGGCGACGGTGCCCGACAGCAAAGGGTTGCCGTTCCACTTCAAAAGTCCGGCAGCGTCCATAATCAGACGACCCGACTTACGGGCGGCCCACCAGAACCCTATCCCCGGCCCGTAGTCATCGGAAGCCTGCGCTGCACCTACTTCCTGCGCTTCACGCAAGACAAGGCCTGTATCGCCCGCCCCCAGCCCTGCAGTCGGCGAGGCCAAAGTGGGTAGCTGCCGACTTACATAGTTATTCTTGACTACCAGGGCATCGGTGATGCCGTACCCGCCGAGCGTGGTCGCCTTGCTCGCTTTGCCCGCCAGCGCGTTTGTCATCGTGGTGGCAAAGTTCGGATCGTTCCCCAGGGCAACCGCCAGTTCCTTGAGCGTGTCGAGCGCACCCGGCGCGGAATCGACCAGGCCGGCAATAGCCGCTTGAACGAACGCGGTGTTGGCCACCTGCTGACTGCTCACCCCTTTAGCCGCAGTTGGACAGGTCGGGGTGCCTGTAAACGTAGGACTGTCCAGATTCGCCAGCTCGAATGGCTCATGCCACGTGCCATCGTTGTTGCTTACGCGGCCGAAAATCCGTTTCTGGTATGGATAGTTAGCAATTTCAAACCCGCGATTAGCGGCGTAGGTCATGCGCTGCACAAATGCGACAAAGCCATACGGCGTGATCGTGGACGGGTAGTAGTAGTTGCCAGACAAAAGCGTTGGCAGCTCATCCTGAGTGGCCGGCACTACGCCGGTATTGTTGTGGCCAAGCCCATATTGAGCCAGCAGCCGGCGCGCCCAAAATGTGTTTACTGCGCTGTAATCGTTTGAGCCTACATCGACAGTGGGCACTCTCGGATTGCCCGTAAAGAACGGGCTGGCCAGCGCCGCCTTGAGGTTAAGCGCACTCGCGACGGTCGACGCAAAGTTGGGATCATTGCCCAAGGCTGTAGCCAGCTTCTTGAGCGTGTCGAGCGTACCCGGCGCGGAATCGACCAGCGCGGAAATGACAGCTTGAACGAACGTGACGTTGGCCACCTCATCCCACGCCGACCAGACGCCGCCGTAAAGATTGCGTTCGTACTTTTTGTTGTTAGGCCCGCGCACCGAGTAGGTTTGAGTGATCAGGCCAGCGCCGGCAGCTTGCACAAGCAAGGTGCCCGCAAGCGCCTCGGGGTAATTCAAAGCAAGCGTTGCACCACCATTGGACGCCTGACCGTAGCTGCCTGGCGTGGTGATCGTGTTCAGGTTAACCGCTACGGCGAGCGCGCGACCTCCAGCCACCCAGCCCGTTGCCGCCAGTGCGCTGTCGGATTCGGTCTTGGTGTAGACATCAGTCAAGCCGTAACCGGCCGCAGTGGTGGCCTTTGCAGCCTTGCCTGCAAGCGCGTTAACCATGGTGGTGGCAAAGTTTGGATCATTCCCGATTGCCGCAGCCAATTCATTCAGGGTATCCAGAGCACCCGGCGCAGACGCAACCAGCTCCGCCAATGCCGTCATAACAAACTCGGTGTTGGCGATCTGCTTGGATTTGTTACCTGCCACCGGCGTAGTCGTGGTCGGCGTTCCGGTTAGCGCGGGGCTGGCCAGCGGCGCCTTTGCAGCGAGCGCGGTATTGACCTCTGCCTTGGTATATACGTCCGTCAGGCCGTATCCGGCGACTGTGGTCGGGTTCGTAGCAGCAGTGACGCGCCCGTTCTTGTCGACCGTGACGCTGCGGTAAGTGCCGGCGCCCACGCCAGTGAGGCCGAACACCATCTCGAAGTTAAGGCCCGACACACCGAGGGTGATCAGCGCATTCGTGACCAACTGCCAAATACTGTCGCCGTTGGCGGTGCCCTTCTCCACATGCACCATCAGGCCCGGCGTCACCTTGGCGCTGCTGTCCGCGTCTGCAGATCGGGACCACGCGCCGGCAGCAACAACATACAGCCCGTTATCCTTGGCCGCCGCCTGACTCCTGACCAGCACCCGGTTACCAGCCACCAGGGGCACACCGTCAACCATCTGCAGGCCGCTAAGGGTGATGTTTTCCGTGGTGGCTACTACCACCGAATGCTTGAAATCTTGCCGCGCCAGTTCCTCTGTCACCCACTCACGGGTTGCCAGTACAACGCTCGGGTCAATCTTGAGCTGCACATTGCTGGCACTGCTAACCACCAGGCTCATGCGCACGACCTGCGTGCGACCCGAACCCTGGCTCAGCAACGGCTTATAGGTCGGGGCGCAGTTGGCCACAGCGATTAGATCGCCGTCCTCATCGTACAAGCCGATTTCGCGAATCCACTTACCGCCGACCTCGGCGGGAATCACCTGCTCGGCCACGATGATTGACGCGTCTTTATCGTCCACTTTCAGCTGATTCAGCGGCGCGCGGCGCCACTCTTTGATCAGCGCTGTCTGCGTGGCATTCGGAGTCGGGTCGGTGTCGTTGGCATCACCAAGGCCCATCTGGGTAATTTTCAGTGCAAGCCCCAACGCGCTTGCGTTGGCCATTTTTGCCGCGCCCACGTTCGTGAGAATGGCGTAGAACTGCGTGTTTTGGTCAACCATGGGAAATTTCCAGAGTGTCGATAGTGTGTTCACGGCCGCCCCGACCGATTCGGCCGACGACCTCGATATCGCGTTGGATTGGCGGGTAAACGTCGAGCACATCACCCTCGGTCAGCGAGCCGCCCACATA